TCACAAACTTTGGTGTTCATCATCTGAATCTCCTAGTAGAGTAGGAGCCATGCCATTAAAGACATTAAGTGCACCACGAACATTTTCCCGAGTGTAACTTTGAGTCATTTGCAAAGATGAGTGGCCTAACCAGTGCATGACATCAGTTGCAACCTGTCCGTTGGTGAGTGCCATGGTAGCAAAATAATGCCGGAATATGTGAGGGGTAATATGAATTCCAGCTGCTTCACCCACTTTATTCAAAACCTTATTTGCTTGCTGTACTCCCATTGGCATACCTGTCTTTTCATTTACAAATAAAAAACTTTCATCATTAATATTTCTATGTGTCTTTGAATAAATATTTTGACTATAGGTGATGGCGTAATGGCAAATATTGAGCATTTCGCCACGTACATATATTGTGCGGTAGCTTGAGTTATTCTTTAAGTCACCGCCGTCTGGTTCTGCATTAGTACGTCCCTTCTTAAATTGTATTGCGCAAACTTCTTCGTCATTCCATTGTGAGAACTTAAAAGAACTGAATTGCAGTCCCATAAGTTCTTCACGTCGTTCCCCAAGCGTTAGCAAGGCTAACATGCAGTATTGGTACTTTGACAAGACACTAGGTGCTACGGCCATGAGTTGGTTATACTGTTTTTCAGTGATTGTTTTTGATGATGGTGATTTACCACCATCAATTGAGATACCACTCAACTTGTTTTTCACAATCACATCATTCCGGGCAGCATCATTCATCAATATTTGCATTACAGAATTGGTTGTAATAATAGTGTTCTTGGCATAACCATCTTTGATCATTTGATCGATAAAATTTTGATAACTTTGCCTAGTGATTTCATTGATTTTCTGATTACCGAAAACAGGCTTTAATTGATTGTTCCAGTAGTTTTTTTTTCTGAGTAATGGTGGCTGGCCGCCAAAGGTTCAAGTCGATATTTCGCTTTAGAACTTTATCAAAGTAAGCTTGAAGTGTAATTGTGTCTGAAATTGATGAGGTGATTTGCCCAGTTCCAAGTGTTACTTCGAATTTCTTTAATTCAATATCAGCATCTCGCCAAGTTATAAAACCAGATTTGCTCCAAGTGCGGTATTTATGGTTAATATCGGTATAAGAGCGGCGAATTCCATATTTTTTCCCTCGTTTTGTTTCATATTCGTAAATTCCAGGGTGACGTTTTAAAGGTTTCCATTGGCGTGGCATCGAATCAATCCTTTCTTTGTTATTCGTAGCTGTCAATTTAGCGAATTTAAGTAGCTATTTTTTCAGATACTACTTGTGCATAATTTTTTGTAGTAGTTCCAACTCGTTTTGATATTCTGATTCATTATGTGGAGTTTGAAAGTCATATACCCACCAATTTTTGTCAGTGATGCCAAGATCCCTTTTAAGCCTTTGTACGAATTCTTCATAGGTCATAAAGTCTGTGGGTTCGGCCATTTTAGTCGGGTTCCATTCTGGTAATTTATTATTTTTCATTATTAGTCCTCCTAAGATTGCAAACGTATGTTCTTGTGAACTGAAAATATATACCCCACCATGGGGTATAAGCGAGTGACGGGAATCGGACCCGCGACTACAGCTTGGAAGGCTGTCGTTTTACCACTAAACTACACTCGCGTGAAAGCCCGGTAAGGGGCCTTGTGAACATTATTTTGGTAAGTGATCCACAGCGTATTGTGCTTGAGACTGAGTAAATTGCTCACCAGCTGACGATGTTAATTGGTCAAGAATTGCACTACGTGACATGGACATTTCACTTTGGTAATCTTTAGCTTTTGCTAGAGCGTTAGCATTCCAATCAATATTAGTTAAGTGGTTAATAGCATATTGAGCAGATTCCGTAGTAAAGCCTTCACCGGAATCTGAAGTAAGCTGTTCGTATACGCCTTGTTTTGACATGTTCATTTCGGTTGCATAATCCTGAGCTTTTTCTAAAGCAGCTTTATCCTCTGAGCTGACTTTACTGGAGCTAGTTGAGCTGTTGCTGGAAGATAACGATTCAGAATCATCATTTTTATCAATATTAGATGATGAGCTAGTCTCTTTGGAACTTGAAGAACTTGCTTTTTTAGAATCTTTTTTGGAGTCATCCAGACTATTCTGATAATCTGCTTGGGCCTTAGTCAAGGTTAACGTATATGGTTTTGTTTTCTTAATTTGTTTACGTACATGGGCAGGGATAGTATCCGTGTCTTTTTTTTCATAATTTTCTAGGGCAACAATATAGACAGTTACTGTATCTCCTGCATGTCGTTTGCTTGCATTAAAGGCTTGTAATGGTTCAATATATGCTGAAAAATTACCGTCTTTGACCTTAGCCCACTTAATATCATCAGATGTTGAAATCGGCATGTCAGTTATTGCATCACTAGAATTATCTATTATGACAGCTGCAATTTTTGAGTTATTTGGGGCTTTTGTTTTTCCCTTAATAAGCCAATCTGTGTTGTGGACAATTGCTTTTGAAACAGTAACTTTCAAATCCTGAGTGCTATAAACTTTTGTGTTCTGGCTATCTGATGTGCTAGTTGTTTTGCTTGAAGTTTCAGAAGTAGGGTCAGATGTAAAAATCGCTACGAGAATAACAATGAAAATACTACAAATTGCTAAAATCACTTTAGACTTTTTGCTATTGTTAAAAAATTTAAAGTTAGTGATAGTAATTATCTCCGAGCCATACAATCCTAATAGAATAAAAAGTATTCCCATGATTAAAGCTGCTGGTGCATGGAAAGATGTCAGAACTATAATAATACCAAAGATGGCAAGTATCTGACTCCATAGTTTCTTTTTAGAAAATATAAAGCCGAACAGACAAATAATGCCTCCCAAAAATGACAATAAACCTAATGTAGACATGTTTTTAACTCCTCCAAATTAATATTTCCCCAAATAGAAATCCCCATGACGATTAAATTCTAACCCCCTAGCTTTTAATGACTTCCTATCTGGTCAGCACTTTTAGATCAGCGAAGCCAGTTCGTGTGGTAACTTGAAAAAATCTAAGAAGTCTAAAACATCTTCTTGTTTGCTCCAACCATATTCATCTTTCAACATGGCCAGCATAAACTTATTAGCCTCAGTTTCATTACCATCGGATAGAAAGCTTGTCGTATTTACCGCAAAAAACTGCGTATTAAATCCCTTGTGATGTCGTATATGAAAAATTTCATGATAGCAAACACCATCTTGAGTTCGTTCATCAATTGTGTTGTTAATGACAATCATTGGGATTCGATGTGAGTTGTTATTGTAGCCGTAAATATTGTTGCCAAGGTTATTGAATTGCACGTTAATACCCAAGTCACGCGCCAAATCAAAAGCACTTTGAATCCCAAACCTGTTGGTTAAGTGGTCAATATCTTCTTCAATCCACCGTTCCATATAACCAGCTCCTATTATTCCTCTCCATTACGATATTTTTTAGGAGTGAATTTTCTTTTTGCTAATTGTTTGGATAATTCTAATGTTTGACGCATGGACGCTTTGAGTAGTTCTTTGTCCTGATCAGATAGCTCTTGTCCATTTTGGAAAAATGATAGTGAATGTTTAGAGTCGAGCCCGTTCATCATATCTTCAAGTTCCTTATCGATGCTTTTTTCATCTTTTTCCGTTAGATCGTAGTAATGTTTTTTATTATCAGAGGATTCACTGTTTATGCTGTTGTTTGCAGAAGATAGGCCAGCAAGATTAAGAATTTCTTCTCGCGTAATTCTCAGCCCTTTAGCCATGCGAACCAAAGTATCTACTTTAGGTATGTTCCTTTCTCCACGTTCAACAAGTGACCAATAAGATGGTGAAATTGCAGGTTTACTATCGGTTTTAGATTGTTGTGAGACTTGTCGCAATGAAAAATGTTTCCGCAGACGAATCTCTTTCAATGAGTTCCCGAACTCTTCCGGTGTTATTGAATCCATTCATATCAGTCCTCCTAATGATTTTAGTATAACAAAAGTCAAAAATACTTAAATGATTTGTAAAACTTTTATATAAAAATCGTTGACAAAAGTTTTACGGATGGTATTATATAAATGTAAGTTAAGAAAGGAGGTAATCGGATGGTTCAACTATATGTAGTTGGCAAAAAGAAAATCGATGTTTTATTGGCATGGCATGGATATACTCAGAAATCATTGTCAAGCCATGTTAACATTGGCCCTAGTTATATGTCTTCAATTATCAATGGGAAGAAACCAGTTGGTAAAAGGACAGCAAAAAAGATTGCAGACAAGCTGGGAGTTGAAGTGACGGATATTTTTTTATTCCTAATGTTGACAAAAGTTATACAAAACCAAAGGAGGCGGCAAAATGAAACAAAATACGATAGAACTTTTCGTAGATTGGCGCGACAAGTGTAAGTATGAACGTTTGAAAAGAAAACATGATCGTTATTTAAAAAAAGCTACCTCGTTGGCAGACGAGATAACTCATATGAATCTAAGATTCCATCAAAAAGTCAAAAATTAAATTTCACTGTAAATGATTTATGACAGTGTGGGTATAGAGCTGGATCTGCAAATGCCGTGAATTTTTGATGGCAAGAAGGACATGTAATTTCAATGCCCTTAGTCTTAAGAATCTCTCTGGCTTTATCTTCTCTGGCTTTATCTTCTAAGTTCATAATTATTCACCTCCTTGCAATCATTATATCGCAGGAGGTGGGGAAAGGAGGTGAGCAGATGAAACGACAAATGGAGTTAAGAATCCATTTAGAGTCAGTAGACAAAATTAAAGAGTTACTACCACAAATAGCAACTCTTCAAACTAAATATGATGTTCACTTAATTATTGATGTTTGTGAAACTCGAACAGCTATCTAAAACATATTTTTCTTTAGATAATCCCAGTTATATTCATTTGTAGCACCATCCAGTGGTGGCATTGAAACTGGTGTAATTAAAAACTGAGTGAGCGAATGGCTTAAAAGACTTTTTAGAACATCTTCTTTAGAAGATGTATAGGAACTAACGATAATAGCTCCCTCAAAAATCTTTATAAATCTATCACTTGGATGAAGAATTACAGAATTTTTAACAGATTCCCACTTATTTACAGTTGGATCAAATGAAATTAAATAATTTTTTCTGCCTGACATTTTAATCACCTCCTCATGCTCAATTATCGCATAAGGAGCAAATAAAACTATTAATTTTTCAAGGAACGGAGGAAACAACATGCAAGCAATTAAAAATCGCAAACGTGAACTTGTCGATTCAATCATCGAACTACTCCCAGCAGTGTCGCCGAGTCTGATTAATGCTAAGACATTTTGGATGTCGGAAGACGAGCTTCAAGAGCTGATAGCTATGATTCACGACGGGGACCGAAATGAGTTCTATGAAATGATTAATTCTTAATTATATTATCCGGCGTTTTTGATTCAGGTTAAACCCATAAAACTGAAAGGTGGTGATGGAATGTCAACACAGTCTAGCTCAGTATTTGCAGGTAGCACGTTGACTGATGTAATGAATCATAACAGCGTAGCGCCTATTGAACTGAGCGGCAAGGTAGGCTACTCGGTAACGTTAATTTACAAACAAAGGCATGATCAGGCCCGCATTCGAATAGAATCGGTACCAGCATTTCTAGCAGCGTTACCTAATCAAAATCAATTCTTTGCAATTGAGCTGGCACATCGATTTGTCGGTGTTACGACACCGGTGATTGATGGCGACCGAATTATGAAGGAACCATTAGCAATGGCTGTTAAAACGATGCCAGAATTAAGCCAAGCACTAGCGGCTATTCAGGATTCACTTGATGAACTAACGATACCTAAGGAGGACTTAAAGCCAAATGACTTTGATGATCCTAAGAAGCTAGTCGCTGAGTGTTTTGATGCAGTGCTTTACTTGCTAAACCTAATCGCATATGTATGTCGTGGTTTTGATTTATCGATGCAGGACCAGCTTAAACAGCGAATGAAGAAATGGTTCAAAGATGGAGTCGTTAAACATAGGAAGGAGTGATAGAGATGATGATCTCAATGCAAAATGATGACGCTGAGTTTATTAATGCTGTAGCTGTTGCGGTAGCCGATAGAATCATGCCACAACTGGAAGTACTGGTGAAGAAGTATTACACACCGGATCAGGGATTAAACCAACAGCAAGCTGCTAGTATGCTTGGATGCAGTGTGGATACATTAAAAGATTTTTATTACTATCAGCCTGGATTCCCACATTTCAAGAAGGGGACAAAAGATTCATTTTCACAAAAAGCTTTAGAAAATTGGATGTCTGGCAACCAAATACGAGCGTAAGGAGGAAATAGCAATGATTGAAGGAGCAATAGTAGGCTGCGTGCTAACTGCATTATGGTTCAAGCGTCATGAAGTTGCTAGTTGGTTTGGAATTTAAGGAGATGAAGATACATGACAAGAATACTAGAACAATTGGTACGTGTACTCTGGGAAATTAAAAAAGACCTCCACGTTATTGCAAGTAACATGGAAGCCAATGACAAAAGTGGCGATACTGAACAAATGACGCTAGAAGAGTATGAAAAAAAGACTAGGAAAAGATATGGTCATTAACATAATTCCATTCTTTCTCTGTTAGCCAACCAGCATAATCATCCTTAAAAATCTTAGTTATAAAGAATCTGTCGTTACCGTCGACATTATCTTTTAATTTATCCATCATTTCCGATGCAGAAAGATCACTTCTGAGGAGATATGTTGAATCCCAAAAATGGCACCATGTTCCGTTTGAAATTTTATTTTCGATAGTTTCTTTAATTTCTTTATATCTTTGGCCAGGATTATCAAGGTCGTAAGTCAACATATATGGTTCACTCATGAATATTCACCTCGTTTAATTGGAATGACTAAAGTATACAACTAAAATCTGAAAGGAGATGAAGACGATGAAATTCACGTTCAGAATTGGAAATGTGCTTTACAAGCAAATCACAATTGAAGAATTGAATAATGTTTTTGGCACATTTAAGGAGGTCGAACGAATTGGAAGTACGCAAAATATCGCTAAAGCCTAAATTTGAGTACGAAAAAAGCTGCTCGAGTATTGGCAGTACCCGTGCAGCAAAGACGCTTAATAAATTTATTTTCGAATTCTATTGTACTCCGAAACAGTCACTAAGACAACGTTTGACACGGAGGTGGGCGAAATGATACCAGCACAGGCAGATTTAAACGAGCATTGGCAGCAAATTAACGACTCACGTGACTGGGTGCTTGACGCAGATGACTATTGCTACGATGGTGACGAGTTCGACAAGGCACAGTTGTTTCAAGATTACATCGATAACAATGACTTTAAGCAGTGGGCGACTGATATGCAGGCCGATATGTTGAGCGCCATTTGTATCGTCACTTTTGGTTCGACTGACGTAAGTGTGTTGTATCCAGATCAAGGTGAGGAACCTAATTGGCAATGGTTGATTGATGTGTTTGGTCAGTCCCGTCTATGGGACGAGCTACTGGTACACATCGACACGGACACGATGATGACACGTCTGGGCTATCACTGGGTATCAGAGGAGGAAGAAGCATGAGCAATGAGTTAGTAAACACAATAAGCAATCGGATTGTAGAGATGCAAGAGGAAAATGGGCTAGCGTTACCTGCTAGTTACTCAGCAGGTAACGCCTTACAAAGCGCATATCTAATACTGAGTGACAGTAGTAAAGGGCAACCGTTGCTTGATAAGTGCGATCAAAATTCAGTGGCACAAGCGCTGTTGAATATGGTCATTCAAGGATTAAGCCCAGCTAAAAATCAATGTTATTTCATTCCGTACGGTAACAAACTAGTTATGCAGCGATCTTATTTCGGTGCGTTATCAGTTGTGAAGCGTCTCTCGAATGTGCGAGATGTTCAAGCACAGGTAGTCCACCAAGATGATACATTCAAAATTGGTGGCGACAGCGGCGCACTCGTGGTTAAAGAGTTTGAACCAAACTTTGAGAACCTAGACAAGCCAATTATTGGGGCTTTTGCATGGATTGAAGACATCAACGGGAACCGGACATACACGGTTATGACAAAAAAAGACATCGACACCAGTTGGAGCCACGCTAAGACGAAGAAGGTTCAAAACGAGTTCCCAGAAGAGATGGCGAAACGTACAGTCATCAATCGAGCTGCGAAGTTCTATATTAATTCAAGCTCAGACAACGATTTATTTGTAAAAGCAGTTAACGAAACCACTAGCAACGAATATGAGAGTGATGATAGAAAAGACGTAACACCGACTAAAAGGTCATTGGTGGCTGACGTAGCAGAGAATAAAGCCGAGAAGGTAGAATCTGCCGAACCAGCTAAAGAACCCGTTAGAACGGCTGTAAAGGAGGCATCGAGCAATGATCAAGAACCTGTCAAAGGCGAAGTCGACCAGCAAAACCTCTTCGACAACCTCGGAGACCTTGACGCCGGCTAACTATTACGATCGCTGGACAGATCAATCATTTATGTCAGCAACATGGTTCAAGAAGTTTTTGGCCTGTGAGGCTGAAGCACTAGCCGAGTTGCAGGGTAAATGGGAGCCATATATGAACTCAACGGCGTTAGTCGTTGGAAACTGGCTTCACAGCTATTTTGAGAGTGAGGAAGCTCATGCCAAGTTTGTTGATGAACATCCAGAGGCAATTTCAAGCCGGGGCCCAAGCAAAGGCCAGCTCAAAAATGACTTCAAAATTGCTGAATCCATGATTGAAGCCTTATCTGACGACCATGATTTTAACCTTCTTTATCAAGGCGATAAGGAAGTAATTGTTACTGGTGAAATCGGTGGTTATCCCTGGAAGGGCAAGATTGATTGCCTCAACTTGAAACAAGGCTACTTCGTTGATCTAAAGACGACCGCTGACATATACAAGGTGTATTGGAATCCAGAAACTCGTGAGAAAGAACCGTTTGTATATGCGTATAACTACCCACTTCAGATGTCAGTCTATCAAGAGTTGATTAAGCAGCAATTTGGCGTGACGTGCAAACCGTATATCGTGGCAGTAAGCAAACAGGATCCACCAGACAAGCAGGCTATTGATTTACCGGAGTACCGACTTACTAATGCTATGGACCAGGTATTGGAATCTCAACAGCATATTCAAGATGTCATTAAAGGCGAAGCAGATCCTATCCAATGCGGACATTGTGCTTATTGTCGTAGTACCAAAAAGTTAGAGAGTGTCGTTAGTGCAGACGACTTACTCATGGATTGATTAAACAGAATTGGCTTGAACAGCAGTGACTGAATCCACCGAGCGGGTGAGAGGCCCATTAATAAGGACAGGAGGTGCGAGATGAGTTATTTAAAAAGATACCGAGAAAAAAAGAATCTTACTCAAAAGCAAATGGCTGTTTTATTAGGATATTCATATTCGCATTATGTAAAGATAGAAGATTCATTTAGCGAGCCATCTGTTAAATTTTTAAGAAGTTTAAAGACAGCTTTCCCTGATATTGATATGAATGAAATGATAAAAAAATCTCTATCAAGCAATCAATAGGAGATCCGCTTGATAGAGAGACACATTAAAACTTGCAAGGTTGCCTATTACAGCCTATGACAACATTCGGTGTGTCGGTCCATGCTGGTTGCCATTAGCATAACTCAAGAAAATAGAAATCAAAAGTCCATCCAATTTACCGCTCAAGTTCTCTCAGAAGTGCAGACTCTGCTTAAGGTTCGACCCAAAAGGAATCTTGCAGTGACGATGCTGAAATTGATCCTCATAAATTGGCAATTGATGAACTATTTGGTGCTAGTGTTAGCCGTCACGTATCGTATCACATTGGCTTGTGAGTTGAAGGTGTTTGTGAGTTTAACTATTTAAGATCAGCATTGTTCAAAAATTTGGCCAAAGCGACCACTCCTTAAATAATAGGAATTTAAACAACATATTAATTATATATAACTTTCCTTTATAAGGAAAGTTAAAAAGGAGGGACGAATTTGGATTACTTCAAACAACGACGAGCGTACCGTAATTTTAAAATGTATGAAGCGAGTGTCTCTAACGGCCAAAATAATCTGTATCGCGAGTTACTAGACTATGCGAACGACGAAGGTAAGTTGGACGTTCAGTTTCGCATGAAAAATTCGGCATTACTCAGTCTGACAGGACTATCCGAACCCGGCCTCGATAAAGCACGCAACTCATTAGTGCAACTAGGACTAATTAAATACGTTAGAGGCAAGAAAAATGTTAAACCACCTGAATATCGCATTATTAATTTATATAGTAGGTCAGCTGGTTACCCAACCAGTAACCCAACTACAAGTCATAAAAGTAGGCCAACTGGTTTAGATGAAGTAGGTCAACCGGTTGGGCAAGGTGGAGGTCAACCAGTAGAACATAAAGAACTTACTAGTACTGACCCTGACTTGACTGATACTGACTCTTATGATGATGACGCGGGTGTCACGCGCGAGCAGGTCATTAACGATTGGACCAACCTGTGGGGATTTCCAAATGGTATTGCCCGACCTGAGATTGATGAATGGCTGGAAGAGTTCAAGCCTGAGGTGATTGCCTATGCAATTTGGGTTGCTGGAGAACATCAGATTGGATCTAATGCATGTTTGAAATACGTTCGTGCAATTGTTGCGGGTTGGAAGAAACGAAATATT